CGTCGGTCTAGGTGGTGCGATCGTAGCTCTCGTAGCAGCTCTACCTGATCTATTCGTGGGCTTCTTCAAGGGTCTAGGCAACATCGCTGTCGGTGCAGTCAAATTCTTTATATCAAAGTTTGACGACATGAAGCAGGCTCTAGCCAACATCGCTATCGGCGCAGTCAATGCCCTGATCGGTGCTTTCAACTCGATACCACTCATACCGAACATACCCCTGATCACTCTCGATACGAAGAAACTCGGCTCACAGATGGGTCTCACATCTAAAGACCTATCTACAGTAAATGAGAAGTTTGACAGTCTGGGTGGAGTTACGAAGGTCGCTGCTGGTGCTACTAACTCGCTCACTGATGCTACGAATCTGCTCGGTCAGCAGATGGGTGGTGGTGGTGGTAAAGCCGGTGGCGGTACGAAGAAGATCGTCGATGAGGCTGCAAAGCAGTTAGAGAAGTATCTGTCGGCCATGAAGGGCGTGACCAGTGCATCTAAGAGTGCTAGCGACGCTACGAAGGCGGTCGGCAAAGCACAGGCTGATCTACTCAAAGCGACGACTGCTGTCACGGCAGCTCAGGAACGCTTCGATCAGATCGTGCGTGGGTATGGCGCAGAGTCCAAACTGGCTAAAGATGCAGAGCGTAATCGTGCGAAGGCTCAGCGTGATCTAGAGCGTGCAGGGTATGGCGTAGAGGGTGCAATCAATGCTGTCAAAGACGCAGAGACCAAACTGGCTGATCTGCGCACTGACCCTGAATCTACGCCGGAGATGATCAGAGAGGGTGAGATCGCTCTCGCCGAAGCCAAACTGTCTGTAGCTGATGCCACTGATGCACAACTCGACTCGACTACGGCACTAGCCGAAGCACAGGCGACTCTCGATGAGATCGTCAATGGTGCTAAGGAAGGGTCAGCCAAATATACCGATGCACTTAAAGACCTGACTGACGCTAAAGACCGTGAGAAAGACGCTATCGATCGGGTCACAGACTCGGTAGATCGTGAGACCGAAGCCAAGATCAAACTGGCTGATGCTGAGCGTGAGCTTGCCAAAGTCAGAGCAGCTACCCCAGATACCATCGAGACTAAAGGCGACTCGATCATCGCCGGTGGCACAGGTGCTGCATCAGGTAGCAGCAAGCCATATGCGTCATTTATGGAAGCAGTACGAGCATTGCACCCTAACTCGCCATCACTCAGCTCTAGTACCCCAGTCATCGACTCACGGCAACGCTTCCCTGCCCTATACGCAGAATACAAGGCAGCCGGTCTTGCTCTAGCAAAGGGTGGCATCGTTACGAGTCCAACACAGGTTCTGATCGGTGAGCGTGGTGCTGAGGCCGTAATTCCTTTGAGTCGTATGGGTGAGATGGGTGGTACTCAGATCAGCATCACAGTCAATGCCGGTATGGGTACTGATGGGGCTGTGGTTGGTCAGCAGATCATCGATGCGATCAAACAGGCTGAGCGTCGCAGTGGCCAAGTGTTTGCGTCTGCCTGATCATGGCTAAACCTACGACGACTGTCGAAGTGGTGTTCGATGAGACACCTGTGCTGTCTGGTGACATGTTCACTCTCGATGACACCACTAAAGGCGTGCTAAATAATCCGTACTATCTGCTAGATGGACATCTGAACTTTATCGATGTGACATCAGATGTACTAAGTGTGTCAGTGAATCGTGGCAGGTCTCGATCACTCGATGAGTATCGTGCCGGTACAGCTCAGATTGAGTTTGACAATGACGCTCGTGCCTATGACCCACTAAATACGGCATCTGCCTATTACCCATATGTGATACCTAGACGGTATGTGCGTATCAAATCAAACAGTATCCCTATCTTTGCTGGACTGATCAACCAGTGGTCACTGGAGTACCAACCACCGCAGCAGAGTTTCGTATCTGCATCATGCTCTGATGCTTTTAGCCTGCTAGCCAACCAGACGATCGACGCATATACCCCATCTGAGCAGCTATCTGGTGAACGCATCGCAGAGGTGCTAAGCAAATCTGAGGTCAATTTTACTGGTACATCATCTCTGATCGATACCGGCTCTAGCACACTAGGTGCATTTCCTGTCGCCGATGGCACGAACGCTCTGTCATATCTACGACAGATTGAGCGCAGTGAGCAGGGGTATCTGTACGCATCAGCTGCTAATACCCTCAGATTTAGAGATCGTGCGTCAGTGGTCTCTCAGACCGGCTCTGTAGCGTTTGCTGATGATGGCACTGGCACATCGAGTTACATGACGCTAGATGTTGAGACTGGTGACGAGTTGCTATATAACCGAGTGGTGGCAGAGTCACCTGCAGGTCTGGCACAGACCGTCAGTGATAGCACATCGATCGCCACATATGACATCATCACTCTGCAGGTAGATAACCTGCTGAACTCAACTACCGATGAGGTACTGGCTATAGCCAACCTGTTGCTTACCCAATACAAGACACCAGAGGTACGATACACAGGCATCTCTCAGCAGCTCGGTGCACTAGGCGGTACAGCACAGAACGCTCTACTGACTCTCGATCTGACAGACCTAGCGACAGTCAAACGAACATATGCGGTCGGCTCACCGGCATCAGTGACCAGATATGTGCTTGTCGAAGGCATCACGCACCAGATCACACCCACTACTCATCGCATCAGTTACCGATTTGGTTCGCTGTCACAGGCTGGCTTCGTGCTGAACTCAGGCACATTTGGTCTACTAGATGTTGGCAACCTCACCTGATCGGCTAATATAGAGACACTATGGCACGCCAAACATTTACAGCCGGTCAGGTATTGACAGCTGCACAGGTCACGACACTGCAAGCAGCTATCTGGTCTGATGATGTGAACGCTCAAACGGCCAGTTACACACTCGTGCTCGGTGACGCTGGAAAACAAGTCACAATGACCAACGCTTCGGCGACCACGATCACTGTGCCACTGAACTCGTCTGTAGCGTTTGCTACTGGTGTGCGTATCTATGTCATCAACTTAGGTGCAGGTACATGCACTGTCGCCGGTGCTGGTGGTGTCACGATCTCTCAGGGCAGTATTGACCTGACCATGCCACAGTACGGCGTAATGGTGTTATTCAAAGTAGGCACAGACTCATGGGTGGTCGAGTACGCATACGATGCAGACGACGATCAGCCAGTACTGGCATCACAGATATTCGGATAAAGGAACAACAAAATGGCAACCTTCAGCAAACAGATACTCAGTGGCTCTACAGATGGCAAGGGTGTGCTCGTTGCTGCTACTGCTACAGCAGGCACACTCATACACACAGCATCTACGACGACGACGACACTCGATGAGGTCTGGCTATATGCAGTAAACACATCAGCATCAGATGTGAAACTGACGATCGAGTGGGGCGAAGCCACTGCACCAAACGGCAACATTGAGTACACAGTCAAGGCAGAGAACGGTCTTTATCTGATCGTGTCTGGTCTATTGCTAAAGGGCAACGCCACTGCGCTCACAGTGCGTGCATTTGCAGCGACGAGCAATGTGATCGTGTTGCATGGATATGTAAACCGCATCGCTGTATAGGTGCACTGATGTCTAGAGTCGATCGATCTCTATCAGGTGGTAAAGCCATCAGTGGTGGCCCACTAGCACCACGCAGTCGCAGGAACAACACGAACCAAGTGAATAGTTATTGGTCTGGTAGTACTGCTGTTGAATTTCTTGTTGACTATTTAGTTCTTGGTGGCGGTGGCGCAGGTGGTTCGCAGCGTGGTGGTGGTGGTGGTGCAGGTGGTTTCAGAACATCCGCAGGAACAACGGGTGGTGGTGGCAGTGCAGAAGCATCACTAACCTTGCAAGTGGGAACGGCATATTCAGTAACTCGTGGTGGCGGTGGTAGTGCAAGTAATGGAAGTGATTCTGTATTTAGCACCATAACTGCAACTGGTGGCGGTCGTGGTGGAAATAATACGACAGGTATTGAAGGTGGTTCTGGTGGTGGTGGTGGTGGTACTGCTGGTGGTGGCGCAAGAACTGCATCACCAGTTCAAGGTTACGCAGGTCGAGCTTCACTTGATGCAAACCGTTCAGGTGGCGGTGGTGGTGCGGGTGCTGGAAACGACACAAGCAAAGATGGTGGCATAGGTATTGCATCATCAATCACTGGTTCATCTGCAAACTATGCAGGTGGTGGTGGCGGTGGTTCTAACAGTGGTTTTCTGCCGGGAAGTGGCAATAGCGCTTGGGGTGGTGGTGACGGTGGTGGTGGTGTAGACCAAGGCTTGGCTGGTACAGATGGTATGGGTGGGGGCGGTGGTGGTCGTGGTGGTAACGCTGCTGGCAACGGTGCAAACGGTGGTAGCGGTATTGTAATTTTGCGTTATCCCGACAGCAGAACAATTACTTTTGGTGCAGGTGTAACTGGAACTGAAAGCGTTGCATCAGGTGGCTTCAAACGAGCAACAATTACTGCTGGCACTGGAACTGTGAGTTGGACATAATGGCACATTACGCATTTCTTGATGGAAACAACATTGTGACTGAAGTGATTGTTGGTATTGACGAAACAGAATTGATTGAAGGTTTTTCTACAGAGGAATGGTATGCAAACTTTCGTGGACAGGTTTGCAAACGCACTTCATACAACAACAACATTCGCAAACAATATGCAGGAATTGGTTTCACTTATGATGCTGACGCTGATGTGTTTGTTGCGCCACAACCTTTTCCCTCTTGGGCTTTAGATAGCAACCATGACTGGCAAGCACCAACACCAATGCCAAATGATGGCAAGATGTATAAATGGAACGAAAGCGATCTCGACTGGGTAGAAGTCGTTGGCTGATTTTTGCACCTGTAGCAGCTCTAGCGTTCGTAGCACCTGCTCACGCTGAGCCTGTCGTCGGTCTTGCTGTCACCGGCTACACGATCGATCAGATACCACCAGTCAAAGCAGATGGCATCTACCCTGTATGCGGTCAGGGCACACTCGATTTCATAAACGCCACATGGGATTACACACAGAACGAGTTTGGTGCATGCGGTAGCGACTCGTTTATGCTGCACTACACCGGCTTTATACAGATACCTGAGCACCAGACGATCGAGTTCTGGGTGGCCTCAGACGATGGTGGCACAGTAAAGATTGGTCTAAACGAGTTTGGTGTTTGGCAAGATCAGGGCTGCTCAGCTACAGAGACAGGGCTAGTAGATATGCCTGCTGGCGTGTACGACCTAGATGCCTATTTTTACGAGAATGGCGGTGGAACATGCTTCATGTTGGCATGGAACATTGATGGTCAGGGCTGGTCGATCGTGCCACCAGAAGCATTTACTAACACCCCTGTGGATACGACGACGACTACAGACTCGACAACCACCACGACCACAGAAGTAATGCCGTCAAGTACAGCAGGAACATCTACGACTCTCGGTGACTCTGGTCAGGCATCAGCCAACACAGCAACGACAACCACAGTACCGGCGACCCCATCAAACACCACCACAACATCATCTCAGCCTACCGTCACGACTGAGCCTGCCCCACCTGAGACAGCACCACCACCGCCACCAGTGATCGATATGCTGCCCCCAGATACTGAACCAGACCCACCTACTACTGAGCCTGCACCGCCTGACACTGTGGCCATGCCACCACAGACCATCGCAGAGCCGGTAGATACCGTCGCTCTACCACCAGACACCATCGAGCTGCCCCCAGATACTGAGCCTGCATCGCCGGATACTGTCGAGCCTGCTGATGTAGTGACAGCCCAGATGATCGCTGAGCTAGTGGCAGTGATCGATGAACTGACCACAATTTCACCAGATGAGGTCACAGTCGAGCAGATCACACAGATCGTCGAGTCTGCAGCGTTTGACTCTCTGACTGCTGAGCAGGTCGCTGTACTAGCAGAAGTGATCTCTGATGCCCCTGATGAAGTCAAAGACGCTTTCGAGTCTGCAGTCAATGTGTTCGATGACCCTGCTCTGTCTGCGTATGTACCAAAGGGCAGTACGGTCTCTGTGGCAGCTCGTCGAGTGATGATCGCTGTCACTGCAGTCACTATGGCGATGGCCGTACCTATGCCGACCGGCTCTAGTACCAGTAGTACTGAGCGTCGCCAGAAAGTACAGTGAACGCCATGCGTAAATGGCTAGACGAGCTCAATGGTCTGATCTGGACTTTGGCAGGTACTGGTCTGGTGCTCGTCACTCTCTCTGGCTCGACTCGCAAGTTAGGCTGGCAGATAGCGATCGTCGCTCTGCTCATAAATCTCGTACTCATCTCACTAAAGGATAATGACCAATGAAAAAAGCCCAAGAAATCGCACAGCGCATCGTCGCTCTATTCCTGTCATCAGCTCTGGCGATCATCACCGGCTCTAGTGTCATAAACTCGGTATCTGGCGCAAATATCACGCTCTGGCAGTCGGCAGCTCTCGCTGGATTTGCTGCCGTAGCAAAGGTCGTCGAGCAGTTGGCTAAAGCAGCGGTAGATGGCACGCTCACTCGTGATGAGATCGACGAAGCCTTTGGCGGTATGTCAGCAGCCAAAAAGGCAGCAAAGCGCACGAAGGCTGCATGATATGGCAAATCGCAAATACACAGGTAATGCAGACGGTGTAGCCAAAGGGGTCAGGGCTGGTCTAAAGATGCTCAGTAATGAGGTAGTCCGGCTGTCAGATAAAGGGCTGTGGAACAACGGCGATTTCGGTGTTCGTAACATGCGTGGCAAAGAGTCACTGAGTGTGCATGCCACTGGTCGTGCGGTCGATCTCTCGTACCGTTTCATGCCAGATCATAAAGACGCATCAAACACCAAAGGCAAGCCGAGCAGTCGTGCTGTAGCTCTGCAGTGGTGCAAAATACTGACAGATCACGCAGATGCTCTGGGTCTCGAAATGATTATCGACTATTTCCCTGAGCCACATGGTCGAGCATGGAAGTGTGATCGTGGCGGTTGGGTCAAATATGAGCGTCACATGGTCGAGCACGCCCCACATGGCGACTGGCTACATGTCGAAATCTCACCGGCGATGGCAGATAACCCTGCAGCGGTCAAAGCAGCGTTTGCGGTGATTGAACAGCAGCTAAAGAGTCAGCCAAATGGATAACACAGCAGTGATAGTGGCGGTCATCACGGCAGTGGGTGGCATCATCGCTGCCCTGCTCGCCGGTCTCAGAAAAGAGAACCGAGAAGATCATGCGCTCGTCACAGACCAGATCAGACTGGTACATAAGACACTCGTTCGTCTAAGTGATAAAGTCGATAGACATATCGACTGGCACTTAGAAGGGAACGACGATGGGAAATCTGCTAAACGAAATTGATCTGAATAGACGAAAGTCTGGGCCGAAACGACGCATCGAGCAGGTGCTCGCCGAGCTCTCACCAGATGATGCAGCTGATCTACAGACAGCACTCGACGATCACTCAGTACCACAGGCAGCTATCTGTCGTGCACTGCACAAGCGTGGTATCGGACTCTCACAATCGGTGATCAGTAACTATCGAACGGGCATTAGATGAGCCTGAGCGACGACATCTCATCGGCCATACCTGATGGCACTGATCTACTCAAAGCCGAGATACTGCGTGTCAAGCGTGAGCGTGACAGTGCGATCGGTGAGCTATCACGAGTCGCTACACAGCTCGAAGAAACTCGTCGAACGCTCGATGTGATCGAGCAGGTAGAGACTGCACAGTTACAGCCGATCAAATGGCTACAACTACCGGCAAAGGCAAAGCCTAGTGCAGCGACACTGGTGCTGATGCTGTCAGACCTGCATCTCGACGAGATAGTGCTACCAGAAGAAGTCGATGGTCTAAACGCCTATAACAGAGCTATCGCTGTGATGCGCATGGAACGATGGTCACAGAATGTGATCAAACTCGCTCGACATCACCTAGCCGGTATGAAGTATGACGGTGTGGTACTGATGCTTGGTGGCGACATTTTCTCTGGAGATATCCACGAAGAACTCAAAGAGACCAACGAAGACACGATGCTTGGCTCGCTACTTTTCTGGGCAGAGCAGATCGCATCAGCGATCGATCTACTGGCAGGCGAATTCAAGAAGGTACACATCGCAGCTGTAGCCGGTAATCATGGTCGTACGACTCGAAAGCCACGAGCCAAACTGAGAGCTCGAACCAACTTCGACTGGCTACTAGCAAAGATGCTAGAGCGTCACTTTGGTGGCGATAAGCGCATCACCTTCCAAGTGCCAGAGGCTACAGATGCCCTAATCTCGATCTATGACACACATCATCTGCTCACTCACGGCGATCAGACGCAGGGTGGTGGCTCGATCGGTGGTATCTACCCACCTATCATGCGCATGCGTGCACGCAAGGCACAGCGATATCTTGCCACCGGCGCATCGTTTCAGACTCTGTGGCTCGGCCACTGGCATCAGTATCTACCGTCGCCATCGATGGTGGTGAACGGAAGCATGAAGGGCTACGACGAGTATGCCTATGTCAGCAACTTTTCGTTCGAGCAACCACAGCAGGCGTTTGCCATCGTCGTACCTCAGAAAGGCATCACCATACAAGCCCCAGTGTTCTGTATGGATAGAAAGAAAGAAGGCTGGTAGATATGCAGTACCAGATCGTGCGCCTGACATGGCATGACGCTCATAGTGTCGGCTCTGGGTGGCAGAGTATCGATGAGATCGATGACGATGCGTGTGTCGTCGAGTCGGTAGGCATACTGCTGCCAGAAACAAAAGACAAGCATGTGGTGCTCTGCCAGTCAATCACTGACACAGACTCGATAGATCACATACTGGCTGTACCCGTTGCAATGGTCGTGCATATGCAGATACTCTCTGAGCTGTCGGTCGGTTCGGTTTCCCCTTCCCAACCCACCTGATAGGTATGGCTCGACCTGCGTTATGGCGGTCGAGTCATACCATTTAGGCATATCCCTATCTTCTGATGCTTACTGTGCTACACCTATAGGGCATGATGTGGGCACACATCAAACGAAGGGCAAATGCACATGATCATCATCGAAAAACCGACACACGGTACGCTTGACTGGCTACATATCCGGCATCGAGATACCGATGGACTATGCACGCTAGGTGGCAGTGAAGCACCGGCACTCATGAACTCATCAGCGTTCATGTCACAGGCTGATCTCTGGTATCGAAAGAGCACTGAGCCGACTATCAGCGTGCCATCGGCAGCTATGCAGGTAGGCAACGATTTAGAGGGTGCGCTCGTCGATGTCATGTCACGCACTCTGGGCATCAAAATGGTCACACCAGACATCATGTATAGGTCTGGTCGCTGGACTGTGACGCTAGATGCAGTCAATGTCGATGCAGTGTCTGCTAATGAAGTGCCTGCGATCATCGGTGAGATAAAGACGACTCGTAAGTACTCGATCAGCAGTCTCTCTGATGTGCCACCTGAGTATCTATGGCAAATCTACGCTCAGCAGTATGTCACTGGTGCAGAAGCGTGGCTGACAGTGCTCGACCGTGATCTACGCATCACTACTTTGGCTGTGCCACGAAACGAGCAGGCTATGCAAACGCTCGCTGAGCAGGCAGAGATATTCTGTGCATCTGTAGATGCTGGCGTACAGCCAGAGGGTCTGATCGATCAGATGAGTGCCGACCAGATCGCATCACTGTGGCGTACTGAGCGTCGTGCTATCTCGCTACCGGCTGACGCACTCG